GAGGATCTGAAGGACCCGGCGGTTAAATTCATCGCCGACCATCTCGGCAAGACGACGAGCGAACTCAACGCCATCAAGGGCGAGCTACAGCAACGAGAAGCGCGCGAGCACCACGCTCGCGCTGAATGGGGTGTCAGAAGTGCAAGACAGGGTATTGACGGCTTCGCGGACGAAAGATCGAAGGACGGACGCCCTCTGCGCCCGCATTTCGACGCCGTGCTGCCGCTCATTATCGACATGTTCAAGGCCAATCCGCAACGCAATCTGGCCGAGACATATGACGCCGCCTGCTGGGCTCACCCGGAAGTCAGGAAGCAGATGCTGTCTGCGGAGCAGTTCCGCCAGCAATCGCAGTCTGACGTTTCAAGGGCACGCATTGCGCAACGGGGAAACACGCGGGGCATCACGGGCCCTGTCGCACGCCCCAACGGCGCGGACGGGCCCTCGAAAGGTGGCATTCGAGACGCTATCGAGCGTTCTGCCGATGAGGTCGGGTTCTGACCTCATAGGAGTGCCATATGGCCGAACCTACAGTTACGCAGCTCGTCGCCACCACGATCCAGAATTACCACAAGCAGTTTGCCGATAACGTCTCCAACTCGAACGCGGTTACGGCTCTTCTCCGTGAAGGCAACCGCGTCCGCGTCATCGAAGGCGGTCGCGCGATTGCCTGCCCGCTGACCTACGCCGAAGAGACCTTCGCGTGGTACCTCGGCACGGAGCTTCTGAGCCGTGCCACCAAAGAGACCATCTCCGAGGCGCACTACGACCCCGCTAACGCGGTCGCCTCTGTCACGCTTTCGGGCCCTGACCTCGCCAAGAACCGCAGCCGCGAGCGGATCTTGAACCTCCTTGAGGGTAAGCTCGACAACGCCGAAGCCACCATGAAGAACAATATTACCAAAGCCGTCTATGGCGACGGTACCGTTGCCAAGAGCTTCGTGGGCCTCAAGGGCATGGTGACGCCCGACGGCACGGGTCTGATCGGCGGTATCGACAGCGGCACATGGACGTTCTGGAAGAACCAGTTCCAAGTGGTCGCCCGCGCCACCGGCCTCCAGTATCCGGCCCTCAAAGCCGCGATGAACGCGCTGTGGATGAAGCTCATTCGCGGTGCGGAAAAACCCGATCTGATCGTCGCGGACGCTGAAATCTACGGCACCTACGAGAGTGGGTTGCAGGAGAACCAGCGGTACGCCGATGCGAAACTCGGGGCCCTCGGCTTCGAGACCCTCAAATACAAGTCAGCCCCGCTGGTGTTCGACGGCGCGGCGACGGGTATTACCGGCGCGTACTTCCTCAACACCAAATACATGAAGTTCGAGATCTACTCGGGGCGTAACTTCGAGGCCCTCGACCTTCCCGACCAGAGCCCCGACATGGACGCGGTGACGCGACACCTCGCCTTCATGGGAGCCCTGACGCTCTCCAATCGGTCGATGCAGGGTCGCCTCACGGCATCCGGTACCTGACCGTTAAACGGCGGCCACCTTGCGGGGAGCGTGGTCGCCGTTTTCCCCGCTCCCCGCACAGGAGCTAGTGAATGTCCGATACCCCGACCCTCGTAAGATTTTATTCCGGCTGGGAGCGCGACGGCTCGGGCCCCGACGGCCTGCCGTTGTATCGCGAGACCATCCGCGTCCGCATGGACCGACCGCCTTATCTGGGGATCGAACGCGAAGCCGACGAGCAGGACATTGCCGACCACCCCGGGCCCTATGAGCTTTACAACAAGACCTGCGAGGGCCGCAAAACCATCGTTGGCTATCCGCTGGCGCTTTGGCCTGCTTGTCCTCCTCATATTTTTCAGATGTGCGCTGTGCGCGATATCCATACTGTGGAGCAACTGGCGCAGGTTGTCTCAAAAAAGCGCCGTGCCGAAGCCGTCAAGACCGTGCCGCCCGATATCATCGAGATCGCCGACAGAGCTGTCAAAATGATCGACCTGCACGGCAAAGCGGGCCAGTACGAGGAAATCGTCACCACCATGCAGGCCCAGCTCGACGCCATGAAAGAGCAGTTCGACGAGGCGATCTCGACCATCGCCGCGCAGAAAACCCTGATTGATGCCCTCCGGTTGAAGGCCGCCGCATAATGCCGAGGCTCGCGACAGTTCTCGACGCCGTGTCCGATGCCTCTCTTGAGATCGGCATCGTGCAGCGCCCTGTGACCAACATCGTCGGGACTGCCGATCAGGACATCGCGCAGATGACGGCGCTGTTGCAAAACGTCGCCGACGAGCTGCTGGTTGACCCGCCTTACCGCGACCAGCTCGGTGACGGCAACTGGCTGATCGACGCGGGGGGCGTGGTGCGCAAATCGAGGCCCACCGCCGACAACGATATCATTCTCTTTGACGCGCGGCTCGCCGTCTCGGGCCTCAAATATCGTTTCCTGAAAGCCAAGGGCCTCGAATACGGCGAAGAGCAACGCGACTTCATCGCGAGGCTCAACAAGATCGCAGGCCGCAACGCACCCGTGCTGGATCTCAACGAAGACGTGGGGCGCGTGCAATGAGGATGATGCCTTCAGGGATGCTGGCGCTGAAGAACCGCAAGGGCACGCCCGTTCGGGCGCTGCATCGCGGGCGGCCTGCGGCACAGGTCGCGCACTTCGCGGCCCCTCTCAAGGGCCTTTCTCACGCCACCGAACTCGAAACCGCCGATCCGCTTCTCGCGTCGGTGTTGACCAACTTCATCACCGAAGATGATCGGATCACGGTGCGGCCCGGCTATATCCTGATGGGCACGATCGCGGCGGCGACGCCGATCTCGACCCTGATCCCGTTCTACGGCTCGCCGCAGAAGCTCGCCGCCGCTTCCGGCGGCAAGATCTACGACCTTGCGGGGGCCGTAATCGCCGCCGGGCCCTACGGCAGCGACAGTTGGTCGTGGACGTCGTTCTCCAACCTCTCCAGCGTTGACTACACCGTCATGGTCAACGGCGTGAACGGCGTGATTTCTTGGGACGGCACCACCTTCGTCGCCGAGACCGTCACGGCTCCAGCCGCCGAGACGTGGGTACTGCCCGCCAAGTTCGACAAGATACTTTCGCACATGAACCGGCTCTGGTTCGCCGACAGCGACAACCTCGCCGTCTATTACCTCCCGGTCCAGCAGAAAACGGGGGAGGTCAAGGTCCTGCCGCTGAACGCGATGTTCAAGCGCGGCGGCACCATCCGGGCCGTCTATACATGGTCAATCGACGGCGGCGCGGGCATGGACGACGCCTTGGCGATCTTCTCCAGCAACGGCGAAGTTGCGATCTACAGCGGCGTCGATCCCGCCAGCGACTGGAAACTGGTGGGCGTGTTCCGCTTCGACGCGCCGATGTCGAAAGAGAGCGTCATCAACTTCGGCGGCGATCTCTACGTCATGATCTCGACGGGCCTTGTGCCGATGACGACGATGCTGCGCGCCGAGACCGAGCAGTTGGGTAAAGCCGATCTCAACGTCATGAAAGAGTTTCAACCCGTCGCGCAAAACCACCGCGACGAGTTCGGTTGGAGCGTGATCCTCAACCACCAGACCAATCACGCCATCTGCAACATGCCCGATGGTCGCGGCGGCTACCAGCAACTGGTGCGGAAGATGCCGGGACAGGTATGGAGCAAGTGGGAAGGCGTCCCAGCGCGGTGCTGGGGCTGGATCGACAACCACACTTATTTCGGCTCCGCCGACGGCAAGATCTATCGCGGCGGCGTCGAGTATCTCAGCGACAACGGCAAGGCCATCGAAGCCGACGTTCGCTTTGCGTGGTCGAACTACAAGAGCGTGCAGAAAAAGAACTTCAAGATGATCCGGCTCTACACCATCACCGATGGCTTGCCGCGCCCCTTTATGGATCTCGAAGTTGACTACAATACCGTGGCCCCGACCAACCAGCCCGAACTGACGCTCGGGCCCTCGGGGGGTTCGGAGTGGAACGTGGCGACGTGGGACGTGGACTATTGGGCGGCGAGTATCCAGCCGAAACAGAACTGGCAGGGCATCACGGGCCTCGGGAGGGTAGGAGCCATTCGCGTCCGCGTCAGTGTCTTGGGCTGCACCTTCTCGATTGCGGGTGCCGACGTGCTCTACGAACTGGGAGGGCTGATGTGAAGGTAGAGTTCGGCAACCTCCCCATCGACGCGCAGGTGATGCTGACGCAGCACCTGCGCGTCAACTTCACGCATTGCGACTTCAAGGCCCCGCGCTGGTTCTCGGC